GACAAGCTCAAAGTCTAAATACATCAGGAAAACCAAGATATTACGCTTTAACTGCGGGTGAATTACAGGTGCACCCAGCGCCAGATGGCGTTTACGATGCAGAATTATATTATTATCAGAAAATTCCAGCATTATCTGACAGTAATACAACTAATTGGCTTCTGGGAGAATATCCAGATGCTTATTTGTATGGAGCTTTGGTACACTCAGCCCCATATTTAAAAGAAGACGCTCGAATTACTACTTGGGCGGCTTTGTATCAAAGCGCCGTTGACGCAATTAATGCAGTCAGCGATCAAACTAAATATGGCGGCTCTGGTCGTCGCATGAAAATAAGGGCATATTAAAATGAGTTTTTCAAACGATTTCGAAACAAGAGTATTAAACTATGTGTTTACTACATCATCAGTGACACGTCCTACTGCGTGGCATGTTGCACTATATACAGCCGCACCAAGTGACACTGGTGGCGGTACTGAAGTAACTGGTGGTGGATACACACGCAAACCAGTTGCGTTCACTGTATCTGGAAACACTGCATCAAATTCTGCATCTGTTGAATATCCTACGGCTACAGCAGGATATGGGACAGTTACTCACATTGGCGTATTTGATGCATCATCTGGCGGAAACTTAATTGCATACGCGGCGCTAACAACAAGCAAAGCAATTGATACTGGTGATGTATTTAGATTACCAGCAGGCGATCTTGATATTACGTTAGATTAATAAATGGCTGAATATCGTGGTGGATTTGGACAAAGTACATACGGCTCATATAATTTTGGGCTAGATGGATTTGTCACTGATGGGGCTGGTGCAGTTGTCGCTGTGTCAGCTACAGCCTCTTCTGCTATACGAGCTAGATTAAGTGGCTCAATTGCAATCACAGCGTCAGGCACGACTGCATCTGCTGGTCGTGATAGAAATGCAAGCGCAACGTCATCATGCACATTATTCGGCGGAGTTTCTTTTGTATTTGATGTTGTTGGCTCGTCAACTATTGCAACAGCGTCAACCGCTACAGCTACAGCGAATAGAGTGCAAAGCACTGGATCAGCAATATCTGCATCTTCAACAAACACCTCAGATATGGAGCGTGTTCGTGAGGTTGCGTCAAACAATGTTGTTGGAGTATCAACTACAGCATCTATTGGGTCGGATGTTAATCAGTCTGGCGCAACAATAACCACAACCTCATCTGTCACTGCAACGCCCAATAGAGTTATGTCATTTTCTGGTGCGACATCTGCATCCACAACGACAACATGCAACGCAATTGAGAAATGGGAATTAATACCGAAAGTAACAGAAATATGGACAGCCGCATAATGTTGCAATTAAAGCATTTTTGTGGCAGTATGCGATCAGCGCCTACTGCGTCTTTCTCTTACATTGATGAACGATATTAGGCCGAAAGGCCAACTATAGGAGTTTAACATGGCAGATACTACAACAACCACATATGGTCTGGTAAAACCAGAAGTCGGTGCGTCCGAGGATACTTGGGGTACAAAGATAAATACCAATTTAGATAACGTCGATAATCTTTTAGATGGTACGACGCCTGTAACTGGCATTGATATTAACTCTGGATCAATCGATGGAACGCCAATTGGTGCAAACTCTGCGTCTACAGTGGCGGCTACCACAATAAGCGCAACTGGAAATATTACAGTTGGCGGCACAGTAGATGGCGTAGATATACAAACTTTAAACACTACTGCAAATGCGGCTTTGCCAAAAGCTGGTGGAACGATGACAGGCGATATTGATGGAAATGGTAATAAGGTTCTATTTTCTAACGTATATTCAGCACTAAGTGATTTACCATCTGCATCAGATAATCACGGCATGTTTGCTCACGTTCACGCTACAGGTAAAGGCTATTTTGCACATGCAGGCGCATGGGTAGAATTGGCAAATAACTCACAAATATCAGATGAAAACTTTACTACAGCAGATCATGCTAAATTAGATGGCATTGAAGCTAACGCTAAAAATGACCAAACAATTACCGCTGGTTCTGGCTTATCGGGCGGCGGTACTGGCGACGTAACACTAAGCCACAGCGATACATCGACTCAAAGCTCGTCAAATAACTCTGGCAGAACATACATCCAAGATATTACTCTTGATACATATGGACACGTCACTGGCTTATCTACTGCTACAGAAACAGTTGTGAATACAGATACGAATACAAATTTAACACACACAGGCGAAGTTACAGGCTCTACATCTTTAACCATAGCTAGTAACGTAGTTGATGAGGCCAATCTTAAAGTTTCTAACAGCCCCACTAATGGTTATATGCTTACAGCACAATCAGGAAATACAGGCGGTCTAACTTGGGCTGAACAGCCTGCGGGCGGTTTCTCGGAGTCAACATCAACTGCCCCTAGCTCTTCAACAACTTATACTACTAACCCATCAGGGGATTGGTATGGTATGAATGGAACACAATATTTGGGTGCAATTAGGGGATCAGCACCGCCTTCAAGTATCATTGCTGGCCAACTAACTTTCCCTAGCACTGATAGCATTGGAATGGTTTACGGCAATTTGACTTTTGATGAAATCATACATAACAGCTATTACGGCGGTTACGTTTATCTTGTAGTGCAAATAAACTCAACTAATTGGCAAGTTGCGGATTATATATTTTATAGTGGGGGTAATAGCAATAAGCTCGGTGGCGGGGGGGGTACTACTTGGTATTTCAGTCATTCTGTAAGACATTTGGGCGCAGGACATAAAGCATATGTTTGTGCTGGTCGGGGAAACTATGGTGGTATTGTTATTGGAGCAAATAATATAAATCTTAAACTAGCGACATCACCAATTGCATAATGAAAGGTCAAGATTATGAGTAGCAGTACAGAAGTATGCACACGCGAAAAACGAAATGAGCTTTTACTAGAAACAGATTATCTAGGATGCTCTGATATTGTTATGAGTGAAGAAATGAGAGTTTACAGGCAAGCATTAAGGGATTTGCCAAATGACTCTCGATGGCCAGAGCCTAACATTTGGCCGACTAAACCAACATAAAGGCTATATTGTTAATAACCATAAAAATATGTTATAGTCACAGTAACTTAGACCAATGAGGTAAACATGCCACTAATACCATTAGACATCCCTGCTGGCATTTACCGAAATGGTACTGAATTACAAGCATCTGGGCGCTGGCGTGACGCCAACTTAATTCGTTGGGTTGATGGCACAATGCGCCCGATGGGCGGCTGGCGTACTCGATCAGACACGGCGGCTAATGCTAAAATTCGTGGCATGATTACTTGGATTGGAAACGACCAAGATCGTTACATTGTTGGCGGAACATATAATAAACTTTATAGCTGGACTTCCCAAGGCGTGCGACACGACATAACGCCAACTGGTATAGCTAATGGACGTGAAGACGCCGAGGCATTTACAGGATATGGTGGCAGTTATTTTGGGCAGTATGCCTACGGCGTAGCTCGCCCAGATACAGCGCGAATACAGCCTGCAACAACTTGGTCGTTAGATACTTGGGGTGAATACCTTGTTGCGTGTAATGAAGATGATGGAAAAATTTATGAGTGGCAAATAAATAATTCTACACCAGCCGCATTACTATCAAATGCACCGACAAGCAATGAAAGCATTGTCGTAACTGAAGAAAGATTTTTGTTCGCATTAGGGGCAGGCGGAAATCAACGTAAGGTGCAATGGTGTGACAGGGAAGATAGCTCCACATGGACGCCAGCCGCAACAAATGAAGCTGGTGATTTAGAGCTTAACACAAGTGGCAGAATTATGGCTGGCATACGTGTGCAAGGCCAAACTTTAATATTAACAAGTATGGATGCTCACGTTGCGACTTACATTGGAGCGCCATATGTCTACGGCATCGAGCGTGTTGGGGCTAGTTGCGGATTAATTGCGAACAAAGCCATAGCATCAGTTGATAAGGGCGCGTTCTGGATGGGCAATCACTCATTCTATGCATATGCAGGCGGAGCAGTACAACAAATTGAAAGCGAAATATCAGATTATGTCTTTTCAGATATAAACCGAGCGCAAATATCAAAAACTTTTGCAGTGACTAATAGCACATACGGCGAGATATTCTGGTTCTATCCTTCTGGGTCATCTACAGAAAATGACAGATATTGCGTTTATAACTACGTTGAGAATACTTGGTATATTGGTGAACTAGGCAGAACTGCTGGTTATGATATGGGTACATATCGACAACCAATATGGGCAAGCGCAGAAAACAACAAGTTATACGAGCATGAAATCGGATTTGATTATGGCTCACTTACACCATTTGCTGAAAGCGGATCAATTGCGCTAGGCACTGGCGAAAGTGTAATGTCAGTCACAGAAATGATCCCAGATGAAAAGACGCAGGGTGACGTGACAGTTACATTTAAGACGAGGTTTTACCCGAATGGAACTGAACGATCCTATGGGGCGTTTTCCATGTCTAATCCAACATCTCTGCGATTTACAGGCAGGCAAGTTAAATTAAGAATAGACGCAAATTCATTAGGTGATTGGCGTGTTGGTATAAATAGACTTAATGTTACGGCTGGTGGGGCGAGATGAGCGAACAACAACAAAAAGCCCCAGACGTTATCGGCAACGATTGGCGGACGTGGGGTCGAAGGCTTGTTCAGCATTTATCACAAACTCGATCCACACTGGTTCAGCAGAACGGCGAGGAAAGTGCATCCGAAAATGGCACAATGATGTGGGACAGGGTAAACCTGTATCCAGTTATAAGTAAATCGGGAAATTTTCGTGAAATTGTCGTAAAAAATGCAATTCCTGCATCGAGCGTGGGTGTAGCTGGCGATAAGGCTGGATTAATATCTTGGGATGCATCATATATTTATGTATGCACTGCGGCTCACGATGGGTCAGCTCACATTTGGAAGCGCGTAACATTGACAGGTGGTTCATGGTAATTGATGAATTAATCGAAAATTGCAGGGAATGGATCGAAGCCGCGTTGGAGTATTCTGGCGGCACTCACGATTTTATTCATGTAGTTGAAGGCATTAAATCAGGTGCAATGCAACTTTGGCCAACGCCAAGGGGGTGCATCGTATCTGAAATTGTGGTATACCCGAAGGTAAAGCAGTTAAATATATTTCTTGGCGGCGGCGAATTGGATCAAATAATGGATATGCACACTGACGTAATTACCTGGGCAAAGGCTCAAGGGTGTTCAGCATTAACAATGACAGGTCGTGCTGGATGGAAAAAACCACTTTCGGAACATGGTTGGGATCAACTACATTCCTCATACATTAAGGAGTTTGCATAATGTCAGGCGGCAAAGGTGGTTCAACCACATCAGAAGTAACAGTACCAGCATATATAGAAAATGCGGCTAAAGCTAACTTAGCAAAAGCTTCTGCAATATCAGAAGTTGGCTATTCCCCATATTACGGGCCAGATGTTGCGGCGTTTAATCCAATGCAGCAGGCAATGTTTCAAAACACATCAGACGTTGCTAACGCATTTGGAATGGCTACTCCAACAGACCCACAAGATATAATGGGTAATATGGGAAGGCCACAAACATACGCAAATGGCGTAACTGGTTACTCATCAGCTCCAATGTTCCAGGATGCAGTTGACACGTTAGGATACTTTAGACCAAACCAAAAAGCCCTTATGGATAGTTTCTTTGTAAACCCAAATGCAGGATTTGACCCAAACTCACCATATGTAGCAAGCCCAGGTAGCGGCGTATCCCTTAATATGATGGGAAGAAACCCAAGCTTTAGTGCAAATACTACTAATTATGGATCAAATAGTGATTATTATGGTGGAAATAACGGCGGGGGCTATGGCGGTGCTGTAACTGGTTATGGTTCTGGAATGAGCCCAATTATGACAAATAATCCGTACACTTCTGGCACGGCAGTTGCGCCAGAAGTAATTGATCCCGCCGTTCAAGATTTGTTGGCGATGAGGCGAAAATCTCGCAGTGACGACAATAAAGCAAGACTTGACGAAATGATGGACGCGCAAATTCAAGAATATCTCGCTAAAAAAGAATTAGGCGTTAGGCAGATTGGGGGTCAGGATGTAATATCAAGATCGCCATTCGATGAGGGTTCTTCTTTTGCGGGCACTAATTATGCGACTTACGATGGATCGCAAGGGTTTCAAGCTCCATTTCCGTTAAATATAGCGCAAAGTATTTTTGACCCAAAAGTTAAAGATAGTGGAGATTATGGATTCCAAAACCCAAATACTAAATCTGTAATTGCGGCGGGTTATGATGCTGGTGAAGTTGACCCAACATTAGCAAAATTAGCTGGATATACAAAGCAAATTGAAAATACACCAGGTAATTATACAATGTTTACTGGTAGGGGTGTTGATGGCCAAGGGAGTCTTGGAGTAGTTGGTGATATTGCGGGTGATATTGGCGACGGACTTGGGTTTACTAACTTCAGCACTGAATTTGCAATAAAACAAAGAAAAGAAGCTGAAGAAGCAAGAATTGCGGCAGAACGTGCGGCTCAGTTGCAAGTTTTAGCTCAAGCTCAAGCGGCAAGGGATATAAGCCCACCAGCAACATCAAGTAGACGTAAAAAACAAAAACAAGCTCAAGCGTCAGCTAATAACTTTACATCTTCACAAGTATCTAGGAACGCTAATCCAAGTGGTCAAGTTACCAAAGAAAGCTACAAAGGCGGCGGGTTTTAATTATGACAAATTTTAAAAGAAAAGAGGCTTAATATGGCTGGTGGTGGACAAACAAGGCCGCAAATGCCTGCTCAATTTACAGCAGGAAATGGTGGAGCTGGAGCGCGTGTGCCGATGGGTATGGGCAGTGGAATGAAAATAAATTCTGACCCAAATAGACCCCCTTTAACTTCTGGCGGCGTTGCTGGGGTTGATTTTCCTAGACGTGGTGAGGAAGGAAGTTTTTATGGGCAACAAGCCCAACCATTTACACCATCAATAGCGCCACAAGGTAACTTTAATGTTAACCAAGCGGCGGCTGGTGGATTACAGCAGGCCATGTTAGGCACGCAGGCGGCAATGAATTACGCTCCAATGGCTGTAAGGCCAACTGCATATAATGCGGCGAATGCATCAGCTACAGGATATAATCCAAGTGCCATGACTAGCGCAAATTATGGGGCGTCCACCATCGGACAATCTCCGACAGTCGCAGCTCAAAATGTGCAAGCTGGTCAATTGGCCAATACAAATTTAGGCGCATACACAAATCCATTTGAAACTCAAGTTGTAGATCAAGCGCTTGGAGACTTAGAGCGATCAAGATTAATGGCTCAAAATCAATTAGGGGCGCAAGCCACATCTGCAAATGCATTCGGTGGTTCTAGGCAAGGCATTGCTGAAGCTGAAACAAATCGTGCATTTGCTGACCAAGCGGCAAGAACTGCTTCTGGATTACGTCAAGCTGGTTACACTCAAGCTCAACAAATGGCGATGCAAGATATAGGAACGGCGCAACAAGCGGCGTTAGCCAATCAGCAAGCAAACTTAGCTGCTGGAACAACTACTGCTGGATTTGGTCAGCAGTCAAACTTAGCAAACCAAGCGGCATTAAACCAAGCAGGGCAATTTGGGGCTTCAGCGGCTAATCAAGCTGCGGGTGCTAATATGGCGGCTCAAAACCAAGCGGCTCAATTCGGTTCGGGTGCGTCTAATCAAATGGCGCTCACAAACCAAGCGGCTCAAAATCAGGCAAACCAATTTGGTGCAACGCAAGCTATGTCTGCACAATTAGCAAACCAGGCGGGATTGGCGGGAGCTAATCAGCAAAACCTTGCGTCCGCAGCGCAAATGGGAAATTTAGCTAATCAGGCGTTTGGTACTGGCCAAGCAGTACAACAACAGCAAGGGCAAGCTGGGTTACTGCAACAAAGTATGCAACAAGCATTGATTGATGCGGCTAAAGCTCAATATGCTGGCTACCAGGGAGCGCCTTTAGCTGCGTTATCTGCGCCAATTGCGGCATTGCAAAATACTCCTAATCAAAGCACGACGACGGATTCAATGAAGCCTGGATTGTTTAATTACTTGCAAGTTGGCGCTAATATGTATGGGAATAGATAAATGATTGATGATCCAAATAAACCCAAAAGCGGCATTCGAGGTTTACTTGATTATGCTAAAAAAGTTAATGAAAACACTGGATTAAGTAGAGCAGAAAGTTTTGCCGCAGCGCTTGACCCACTTATTATGAAAGATATGCGTGCAGGCGACTCCATCCGAGCCGCAGGCGAAAGACGTGTAGCTGCAGGTAATAAGAATAAAACTATGCAAATGTTGATTGATAGTGGGCAACAAGATTTAGCTGACGCTGTTGCGTCTGGCGCAGTGCCAATAGCATCAGCCGTAAACTTAATGTTCCAAAGGCAGAACCAGGCGAAAGAAAGAGGCTTTACTACTGATGATGCTGCGTTGGCTTTTGAGCGCCAAAAAATACTTAAAGGTATGACTAATAATTCTACACAAAGTGCTTTTGCAGTTAAGTATGCGGCATATCAGAAGGCATATCCAGATTTAAGTCAGGCAGAATTGTTGGAAAAGATGGAAGGCGACAAAAACCTTTCAGCAGAGTATCTTAGCTTGGTACAAAAAGCAAAAGTTGGTGGCTTAGTGGAAGGCACTGAAAGGTATCAAGAGTTTATTAGAAGTAGCGGTGAATCTGAAAGAACATTGAGTAAAGCTGATGCAAAAAATTTATCTGATTATAAAAAACAATACAATGATGCAGCCGCTGGAATAATGCCACAGCTAGAAAACATTGATAGACTATTGGCTGACCCATTTTTAGATAAAATGTTAGGCCCCAGAAAAGGTCTAATGAAAAATGTATCTGGGCCTGCAAATAGAGTACAGGCAATGTTAGACCAGCTATCAGGCACGGCGTTCTTAGCTGCGAGACAACAATTGCGAAGCGGTGGTCAAATTACTGATTACGAAGGCAATAGAGCCGAAGCTGCATTGAGTAGACTTGGAAATGTTAAGATGGGGTCACAAGCTTACAGACAGGCAGTTAAAGATTTTAGAGAAATATTAACAGGTGCGCTAGAAAGAAATAAATTATTAGCAGAAGGCAAACCAGTGCCTACTTATTTAAGTGGTGAAGACCCAGCATTAACTGGTGAAAATGCAAAACCTAAAATTGGCTGGAGCCGTGTAAATGATAATTGAAATTGATGGATACGGAAAAATTGAAATTGATGATTCTTTTGCAGATATGTCAGAAGATGATCAACAGCAAACCTTGCAAGAAATTATGGGGTCAATGGATGCAGGCATCGTCAAAAGTCAAAGTGATGGCACAGAAGAAAGCCAGAAACTTAGATCAATTGCACAAGGTTTAACTTTAGGTTTTTCTGATGAAATTGAAGCGGCAGGCACAAGCGCAATATCTAAAATCGGCCAATTATTTGGTGGCGAAGGTAAGAGTTACGATCAGTCTTTAGATGAAGTTAGAGGTAAACTTGATGCTTACAGAGAAAATAATCCTATTGAAGCTATAGGCTATGAGCTTGGCGGCGCTGTTATACCTGCGTTGGGTGCTGGTTTGTTTTCATTTGGTACTGGAGGCGCAGCCGTAGGTACAGCAACGGCGGCGAGAATTGCTCCAACTTTAGCAAGAGCCGCAAAGATTGGCGCTATCGAGGGTGGAATTGCAGGTTTTGGTACAGGTGAGGGCGGGTTTAAGGATAGGGCTACGTCTGCTGCGGTAGGTACGGCTTTAGGTGGTACATTTGGCGCGGCTGTTCCTGTAGGGGTACAGCAAGCGTCTAAAGCATTAAAAACAATATACAAAGGCGCTATTCCAAATAGATTTGGCGGCGGTGGTTTAGCTGACGCAGAGCGTAAAATATTGGCAGCCTTTGAAAGAGATGAGATAACACCTGATGTAGCCAAGCAAAGACTTGATGAAGCGGCCAAATTAGGCGTTGATGATATGACTATTGCTGATTTAGGGCAATCTTCCCAAAAACAAACCTGGTTGGCGGCAACCTCACCAAATAGTATGAGGAACCAGGTAAAAGATAGCCTTTCTGCCAGAAGGCTTGGCCAAGCCGAAAATATTGCTGATAAAACATCAGAAAAGATGAATATAGAAGGCGAGATAGGTATTAATTACCTTGATGAATTAGCTGATAAAACTAGAAAACAAGCTGCTCCACTTTACGAAGCGGCTTATAAAGTTGACTTAGACGCAAAACCTTTTGCAGCCCTTACTTCAAGTAAGGAGCTCCAAAAAGCTTATAGAGAAGCTGTTGCTTTAGCCGAAATTGATCCAGATGTTAATTTAGTTGGGAATATGCCTAAGAACCTAGATGCTTTTTTTGGGGATACAATAACTAGAGGCGAAAAGGTGACAATGCCTACAGAAGTAGCTCATCAAATCAAAATAGGGTTAGATAGCTTAATTGAAAAAGAAATTACAACAGTTGTCGGTGCTTCCGATAAAGTTAGTAAAAAAGGCAGAGCTTTAATAAAGCTTAAAAATAGCTGGAACAATCAAATTGCAAAGCAAAATGATGCGTATAAAAACGCTAATGCAAATTATGCAGATAACCAAAAATTAAACACTGCATATAAAACTGGTGTAGACGTCATTAAGCTAAGAAATGATGTTTTATACAAAAAGGTAAGTAAAATGTTACCCGCTGAAAAAGAGGCGTTTCGTGTAGGCTTAGTAAGTCAAATACAAGAGTTAGCTATGAAAACTGGTGATGTTAGTGATTTTACTAAAACTATATTTGGTAGCCCAAAGAAACGTGCGGCAATGAGATTAGCTTTTGACAATAAGGCTGACTTTAAAAACTTTGAAAAATTTATTAAATTAGAGTCTAATAAAATAAAGACATATAATGAAGTTTACGGCGGCTCGCAAACTGCCGATAAAGCCATAGAAATGGCTGGAACAGAATTTGACCCACAAGAGGGATTAAGTATACTTTCACAATATTTAAATAATCCTCAAACGGCAGGCACAAGTATTTTGAAATCTATGGGCAGAAGGGGTCAAGGATTAAATGAAGAAACTTCCAACAATATGTTGAAAATACTAACCGAAAAAAATCCGAATAGACAAAGAATTATGCTTGATGCGTTAAATCAAAGAAAAATGTTAGATCAGCGAAAAGCCAATAGATTAACTAGAAGGCCAGAAATTTATTCTGGTTTACTTGGGTCGCAAAGTAGCTCATTATTTGCAAAAGAGGAATAATTATGGAATTAAAGCCTAAATCTGAAACAGAAATTGCAAATATAGTACAGGACGCAATATCTGATGCTGTAGACTTTGTTGAAAGCGAAATCAGCGAAGATAGAATAAAAGCCCAAAGATATTATGATGGCGAAGTTGATCTTGGCTTTGAGGATGGCCGTTCTAAGGTTGTTGCCACTAAGGTTAGAGACACAGTAAGGGCTGTAAAACCAAGTTTAATGCGTATTTTTCTAAGTACGGCTAAACCTGTTGAGTTTGTCCCAAGGGGAGCAGAAGATGTTGCTATGGCTGACCAGGCGACAGAATTTATGCACCATGAATTTACCAGGCTAAATGGTTATAGAGTTATAAATGACGCCTTCCAGGACGCATTAGTAAAGAAGCAAGGTATTGTTAAGGCATACTGGATGACTTATCCAGAAGCAAAAACTTACACATTTAGTGGTTTAAATGACGAAGAACTTACATACGTTACAGACGATGAGGACGCGCAAGTCATTGAACAAACAACTGAAATGGAAATTACCATTGATGAAATGGGAATGGAAATTGAAAGCCCGTTACATGATGTAAAAGTAAGCCACAGAGATGAAAAAGGTGAACTTTGCATACAAAGCGTTCCGCCAGAAGAATTTTTTGTAAATCGTGAAGCTAGGAATTTAGAAGATGCTTATTTGGTGGCGCATAGAACCGAGATGCGTGCAGGCGATCTAATAGCTATGGGTTACGATCCTGATATTGTTCTTGATTTGGATAGCATGGATAGCGGCTCTGAAATGACTGAAGCAGAAGTTTATGAGCGTCGTGGATATGACGCAAGCTCATCTGACGAAGACCGATCAGACCCAGCAATGAGAAACGTATGTGTTACAGAAGCGTATATGAGGATTGACATAGACGGAACGGGTATCCCCGTATTGCATAAACTGACTTGTGGCGGCACTAATTACGAATTGTTGGATTATGAGCCATGTGATGAGCTTCCGTTTGCTAAGTTTGAAATAGACCCAGAGCCACATACTTTTTACGGCAGATCATTAGCTGAAATAGTAATGGATGATCAGGACGCGGCAACGTCAATTTTACGCGGAATCCTGGATAATGTGGCAATGACAAATAATCCGAGAATTGGGATTGTCGAGGGCGCTGTAAACATTGACGACGTGCTAAATAACGAAATTGGCGCTATTGTAAGGATGCGTCAGGCAGGTTCGATACAAGACTTAGCAGTACCATTTACGGCAGGCCAAACTTTAGGCGCTCTATCTTACTTAGATGGGCTTGTAGAGAGCAAAACAGGCGTCTCTAGGGCTTCTATGGGCTTAGACCCTGATGCTATGCAATCTACAACTAAAGCCGCTGTGCAAGCTACTGTGCAAGCGGCGGCTGGCCAAGTTGAGGTTATGGTAAGAAATTTAGCTGATGGTATGCGTGACTTATTTGGCATAATGTTAAGGCTTTCAAATAAAAATGTAGACGAAGAAAAAATGATGCGTATGAACGGATCGTTTGTCCCAGTTGACCCCCGTGTTTGGGATGGGTCAATGGATGTGTCTATAAACGTCGGTCTAGGTACTGGACGTGAGGAAGAAAAGGCAATGGCATTAAGCCAGGCGTTGCAAATGCAGACAATGGTGTATCAAACTTATGGGCCAATGAATGGCTTAGTATCAATGACAAATATAAGAAATACACTTGCAGATCAATTAGCTGTATCTGGCATACGAAACGCAGATAGATATTTTGCACCAATTACTGAAGAAATTGAGATGCAAATGCTACAGCAACAACAGCAAGCACAAGCGGAACAAGGCCAAGCGCCTGACCCTAACGCAGCGTTCTTGCAGGCAGAGCAAATGAAAACTCAAGCTAAAATGCAATCAGATATGGCTAAGTTGCAACTGGAGCAGCAAAAAGCAAGCGCGGATGATGATTTAAAGCGAGATCAAATGGCTCAAGACCTTTTAGTTGACGCAGCTAAAGTGTATGGTAAATATGGTACAGCAGTTGATATTGCTAAGATTAAAGCAGAGCAAGATAAAGTTAGAATGGTTGGCGGAATTGCACAAGGTAATGGACAACAATGACAACTAACATACGCATAACGGCAGATGAGGCGAAGCGTTTAAAAAACGACACCGCTTTCAAGCAGTTTGTGGAAAATGTGCGCGAAAATCAAATGTTGATTTTTGCAAACAGTGGCGCTTCAGATGTTGAAGCCCGTGAAGATGCTCACGCAATATTGCGTGCAGTGAACCAGATCGAAATTACACTCGACGCCGCAATTACGGCAGAGGTAATATTAGATCGCAAACAAAGGAACTAGCACCGATGGATGAATCGACTAGCCTAGAAAATGCTTTAGATAGCATAATTGAACCTGCCGCAGAAGAAACTGAAGGCAATAATCAAAGTGAACCTGTAGAAGAAATTATTGAGGACGACGGTCCCGATGATGAAGAAACAGGCGAGTACGATGATGACATCGAAGATACGTCCGATGAAGGTGAAGAAATTGACCTTGATGATGTAGAAATTGACGACGAAGACCCTGTAGAGGCTACTGAAGACACCAATCTTATTCCCGTCAAAGTTGACGGCAAAGATGAGCATTGGACACTGGATCAGCTCAAGCAATCTGCTGCGGGCCAAGCGGCAATTAATAAGCGGTTTCAAGAGGCTGCCGAGGTGCGAAAGCAACTCGAACAGCAACATGCCGTATTGCAACAGCAACGTGAACAAGTTGTTAGATTGCATCAATCTTACCAGCAAGGTAATTTACAAGCTCCAGTACCACCAACTAAGGAGATGTTCCAAGATGATCCTATATCATATATGGAGCAAAAACTTGAATATGATGATGCTAAGAGCGTGTATGATAATCAAATGATACAAGTGCAGGCGTTAGAAAGACAAAACCAGGAGTTTCAATTAAATCAACATAATGTTTATTTAGCTGAACAGGCAGAGCTTCTAACTAAATATATTCCTGACATTGTGCATCCAGAAAAAGGACAACCATTAAAAGATGCGTTAGTGAAAACTGGCGTGCACTATGGCTGGACTGAAAAGGAAATGCAAGACGTATCAGACTCCAGATATGTACGTGTCTTAAATGATGCTCGTAAATGGAATCAATTGGTGGCTAAGAAAGAAGCTGCGCAGGCTAACGGCCAAAAGGCACGCCCCGTAGTGAAACCTGGTGCAAAGAAAAGACAAGTTGGGAACAATGCAACTCGTAAAAAAGCGCAACAGCGCTTGCAGAAGACAGGCTCAATTGATGATGCATTGAGCTTGATTATTAACGATAGCTAATTTTTAGCTAATAGTCTTGAAAGGACGATCCAATGGCACAGCCAAGCAACACATTCGACAGCTATGATGCAGTCGGTATACGTGAAGATTTATCTGACGTAATTTATGATATTTCTCCCTCAGAAAGCCCATTTTTCAGTAAATGTGGTAAGAAAAAAGCTTCAAACACTTTCACAGAGTGGCAAACAGATTCACTTCGTACATCTGCTGCTAACGCTCACATTGAAGGCGACGCAACAACTGCTGAAGCGCGTACAGCAACAACAAGATTGGGTAACTATACTCAAATCTTTAAAAATGCTGTAGTCGTACCCGACACTGATGAAGGTCTAAACAAAGCAGGCCGTAGTCGTGAAATTGGGTATCACACTTTACGCATCGCAAAAGAGCAAAAGCTCGATATAGAAAAAGCTCTATTCGACAATAATGCACGGGCGGCGGGTAGCTCAACAGCTGCGCGCGAGCTTGCAGGCGCACCAGTGTGGCTAACATCAAATGTTGTTAAAGGTTCTGGCGGAGCAAACGCTAATGGTACAGGCTCAAACGCTCGTACTGATGGTACAAAATCTGCTCTTACTCAAGCTAAGTTTGATAGCGTAATGCAGTCAATCTGGGTAGCTGGTGGTAAACCAGACACAGTGTATCTATCAGCGTTCCAAATGAACATTGCTTTAGGCTTTACTGGTAACAACAATCAGCGTTCAGCAGTACAAGCTGGCGATGAAAAAGTTATCAAGTCGCTTGCTGTATATGTAACACCTTGGGGTTCTGTTGAGTTTCTGCCAAGCAGAGAAAACAGATCACGCGACGTATTCATCATGCAAGATGATATGTGGGAAGTTGCTACACTACGTGGAACGAAAAATGTTGCACTAGCAAAAACTGGCGACAACACAACACGTCAAGTTGTGACAGAGCTTACACTTTGCGCTAAAAGTGAAGCAGCTAACGGCATGATTGCTGACAACACTGATTCATAATTAATAATATAGTGAGGGCGGGCAACTGCCCTCACTGTCTTAACGGGAGATTAAAATGGCTACACCGCGTAAAGGCAAAGCTAAAGTTAAAGTCACTAAATCTGGCAGAAAAATTAGTTACGGCCAAGCTGGTAAAGCTAAAGATGGCGGGCCAAGAGTAAGGCCAGGGACATCAAAAGGCGACGCATATTGTGCAAGGTCTGCGGGGCAAATGAAAAAATCACCAAAAGCAGCTAAAGACCCAAACAGCCCATTAAGGCTATCTCGCAAGCGTTGGAAGTGTAGCGGTAAAAAATCTAAAAAGGCATAAAATGAGCAATTTATCTAATAAAATATCCGAAAAGATTTATCGTGAAGGCGATCAAATTGTTATTAAGAAAACATTTGACGCTGACCAGGCGAAACGTGACGCGGCTTACGCCAGAGAAGTTACTGAAAATAGCTTTGGGTCGGATTATAAGCATGTAGGCAATGTTGATATGGGTATGTTAGAAATTTGGCTAAAGCAAGCAGGGGTTAAATGGACTGATACTGAAGCCGTAAAAGAAGTAATTAAAAGCAAGCTTATGAGCAATGAATTTAGCGCTCTACGCGTATGGGATGGTAAATATTGATGGAAATTACTGATTTATGGAGCAGTATTCTTACCTTTGCGTTGGCTTTTGTCGGGTTTGTTTTGCGTGGCTATGTAGTAGAGGTGCAACGCCTGCAAATATTATTAAACAGAACAAGAGAAGATTATGTGACTAAATTGGATTCTTCACATGTTATGGCGCAAATAATGGGCAAATTTGACAAAATTGAAGAAAAACTTGATAGGTTAGTTGAAAGAAAATGACACGTTTATTCATAATAATGTCTTTTTTAATATTAGGGCTTGTTATAGGTAAATCTGCCTTTGCTGAAGACGATACAATAAAATCTGAAAGCACAGTGACGTCAAGTGGCTCAATGGACACTACAATCAATAGCCCGCCACCTTCTGCAATATCTCCACAAATTAGCAATAGTAATTCAGATTTATGTACTGTTGGTGTAGCTGGCGCCGTTCAAACGCAAATACTTGGCATTTCTGCTGGTCGTACAGTACGTGACATGAACTGTGAAAAATTAAAAAACGCCAAAACCATGTACGATATGGGGATGAAAGTTGCGGCTGTATCTGTAATGTGCCAGGACGAAAGAGTTTTTGAAGCAATGCTCAACGCGGGGACGCCCTGCCCCAAAGATGGGTTGGTGGGCGATAAAGCTAGAATTGCATGGGAAATGGAGTCTGTTAAAGATCAGATTGAGCGTGAGCAAAATAATCCGATGAGAAAGATTTTTAATGAAAATATTGAAACAAAAACAGGGCTTAGTGTTATTATTAGCACTTTGGCCTTCTTACTCTTTTTGTGACCCATACACTTATGGCGTTACTGGCAATGCAGTTTCTAGCTCATTAAGTTGGGGTATGCCTGACGTTTTACCATATATTCCTGGCATAGACATAAACGGATTAATTTACAGGTACACAGCTAAAAAAGAAACTGAAGCTGACATGAAAGTGCACATTGGTAATAAAAATATATCCAATGATGGATATATTTTTAAACACACGGATGATTGGTCAGGCGTACCGGGGAATAAAATTGTTAAGTCTTTTTCATTTAATAATATACCATCATCTAATTGGGGTACGGGCTCAATATCTGTTGAGGGCGATGGAAGCGTAGAAGACGCAGTTGTAATATATAGCTTTAGAATTGATGAATGTTTTGATGAGCAGTCAAATCCGAATTGCCCTGGTTACGTGAAGCCAATACCAAAATTGCCAGAATATGAAATATATGTCGCTACGGATGATGAAGATGTGCTCAATGCAATAGATGTTGATCTTGAGTATGAGTACGACGATGAAGGCAACATAATAACAGAAGATGAAGAAAAAGAAAAGGAAACGCGGCTTGAAATGGGATTAATGGCATCTGAAAATGCATTGACCATGTTCAAAACGCAAGGGCAGGCTGAAATCATCAATACTATGAACATGCAAACAGATATTGCTATGTACTATAATTCCACAATAAATGGTGGTATATACAATGATAAGGCTAAATTAGTTGACGGAAATATAAGTGACAATAAACGTGGTTTAAGGAATAATTTAGCACAACAAATTTTGCATGAACAAATGGTTGATATGCAATATAAAAAGTGAGGTTTAAAATGAAATATTTTACAATAATACTTACATTATTTGCTCTGCCTGTATCTGCAAATGTAGAGATAACAGGTAATGTAGCTGCCAAATGTATAATACAAACAACTAAATCTGGTGCATATGGAAACCCTATTGCCAGTAAACTTAGTACAACACCTGCCGATGGTGGTGTATTACCTATAATTAGATATGATGTGTCTATTGCAGATTCATATACAGCCAATATAACCCATCCAACAGCGTTTAGCTCATCGCCTTCACTATCTGATACAGTTGCATGGACAGGCAGTACAAGCGTTACTCAAACGTCTGTTTCTGGTATGTCAGCATATGAAGCGGCAAAAACTGTTGTTGGAAGTACAACAATATTTGATTTAACGCTAGCAGGGTCTACTTGGTTTAGCACTGCATCAAGTGCTACATATGGGTCTGCAAAGCCGTTTCCAGGTGGAACATACACGTCCGTTGTGCAGGCCAGTTGCATTGCGAAATAACATAATCATATTTCTTTTACTCTGGGCAACAGCACTTTCAAGTCACGAAATGACGCCTGCTTACCCAGAAGTAAAACCTTCTCACGTATTAGATGTGGTGAAAGTTGAAATGTCTTTGTTTAATTCAAGAGAAGAAATCCAATATTATCAAGTAGACTTATTTGATTTAAATTGGACAAATATACCTTTTTCTACAACCTACAGAATAATTAAAATTGCGTACAAAGAGAAAAAGGCATTTAATGTGTATATTAGGAAATCTGACATGGATGAAGCTGTATATTTGTGCACAACTTCAAAAGTTAGAAAATCAAACAAATCTAAAACACTTATTTCATCAAGAATATGTTCAAGATTAGATGGTGAGCCCGCATGAGACTTGCGTTAATATTTTGCACTTTAGCAAGTACGGCAATAGCAGAAAATAGCTCTTTGTCACTTGCGCTGCCGAGCCCACCAATGAACTACCAATCTGACAGCTTTTCTACAGGCAATATGAGGTGCAGTAATGCTGTTGGGGGCGGAGTAAACCTTGAATACGGCGTTACAGGCGTTTTATCTGGATTAGATAAGAATATGAGGGGGAAAGATATAGGCATATATGCACGTATTGTAATACCTCTTGATAAGCCAAAAGCACGTATAAATTGTGACGATTTATACCAAATAGAGCTAACGCAGCGTAAGTTGGAAATACAAAAATTACGTGACGAAATTGAAGCTTTAAAGAAAATGCAAAATGTTGATACAGCAATGGAATTTGAAAATTAATGGTTGATACGATTAAAATTGCAGATGATATTGATGGCCTGGCGGATCGCCAGATCAAGGCAGGGGGCATGAAACTTACAATGGGCTCTGTTATGGCTATATTTGCATTTTTATCCACAATAGTCGGCGGTCTGTACGGCGGATTTGTTCTATATCAAAAAATTGAAGCTGTAGCGGGGCTTGATTTAGACGAATATCAACAGAACATGAAAGTTATGGATGCAAAGATTGTTGGTATATCTGAAAAAGTTGAAGAAAGTGTAGAATACACCAGAGACATTAAAAATGGCTTAAAAGATGATATATTACGCATAGAGCAACAAACTGATAGAATTGAAGATATGGTGCGTAAATCCGAAGACAAAGTAAGGTCTATGATAGACGCTGCCGAGGTGCGCTTTGAAAATCAAAGAGAACGTGTTAGAGTATCCCAAAGTGGGTCAATGAAAGAACTGGAAGATAAGCTAATGGACAAGTTGCAACGCGCACTGGATAACCCTTTAGCAGATTAGGTGTATTATGGATGAATTTAAAAAATTTGATGTGGATGGTAACGGCACGATTGATCGTGAAGAATGGGATAAGCTTGAACTTGAAGATAAAAAGCGAAGGCTAGACGACGAAGACGCGCAAAGGGACGCTCAAAGGAGAATGACCTGGTTTGCTTTAACAGGTATGCTTTTATATCCATTTGCAGTTGTTTTAGCTGATTTATTCTCTTTAATCGAAGCCGCCAAGATATTAGGGTCAATGGCTTCTATTTATTTCGTGTCTGTTGCGGGCATTGTATCAGTATTTTTTGGAGCTAACGCATTAGCGAAAGGTAAAAAGGAATGATAGCAGGTTTAGGATTATTAGGAAAAGTCGCTGATTTAGCAGGGACAATGATTGAAGGCAAAACTGCCGTTAAGCAAGCTGAAGCGCAAACTAAAATGAAGATTGCAACTGGCGAGCTTGATTGGGATTTAGCCGCAATGAAAGCTTCTGAAAATAGTTGGAAAGACGAATGGATAACACTTCTCTTTTCGATCCCGTTAATTTTAGCGTTTTGCGGTGATTGGGGCAATCAAATTGTTGAAGCAGGATTTTTAGCGTTAT